AGGACTACGTAGAAGAGGGCGGTGCTTGCTACTACGATCCTGCTACTGGTCTACGTCAGTGTGAATAGACAACGTAGAAAGAAACTGGGTACTGTCCCTTCACCCTGCATAAAGGTCTGTCGTATTGAAGATGGTCTTTGTGTGGGGTGTAAAAGAACACTTGACGAAATACGTGATTGGATGATACTGTCCGATTACGAGCAGAAGAAACTGCTTCACGAACTAATGTGGAGGAAAGACAATGGCTAAGGTTCAGATCGTTGGTGCATCAGCTAACTCTCACCAAGCCCTAAAGAAAAAGACTTCTCAGTCTAAGAGAATAGGTTCTATTAAGTATGGTTCCATGAACAAACATAAACGTAGGGCCACTAAACCATATAGGGGTCAAGGCAAATGAAAGTTCATGTACGTAAGTTTAGAAAAGATGTTTATGACAGGGTTAATGAACCCTCTAAAGAAGCTTTGATTAAGATCCTTGAGAGAGAAGGACACTCTGTTGTTTCTTCGAAGGAGGATTACTATGCTGACCTAGTCACAACAAAGGATGGTCAAACATACTACCATGAAGTTGAGCGTAAGGCACAATGGAAAGGTGACTGGCCTAACTGGTGGAAAGAAGTTAGAATCCCTGGACGTAAGAGAAGACTAGTACAAAAGTATAAAGACAACCTAGATAATCTTTACTTTGTTGTATTCAATAACACATACGACAAAGCCTGGAGAATCAAAGGGACACAGATGACAGACGATTGTATCCAGAAACCTAGTGGTCCTAACTATCGTATGCCAGAGAATGAAACATTCTACCACATCCCTTACACTGAAGCGGAGTTAGTTACTCTATGACGTACTGTCCTGACTGTGATAATTTATTAGATGATAATGGTGTGTGTGCAGAGTGTGAAGATATGTTTGATCCAGTACAGAGACCAAGCCACTACGGTCAAGGTGAGATAGAATGTATTGACTACATCAAAGACTTCCTGACCAGAGAAGAATACATTGGTTACCTCAGAGGTAACATTGCAAAGTACATGCACAGATGGCGTTACAAGAATGGTGCCCAAGATCTGGAGAAGGCTGAGTGGTATCTCAAACAACTAGTAGAGGTAGCATGACAGAACAAAAGAGACCAAGAGGTAGACCACCAAAAAATAAAACCCTTGAGCAAGAAGCCCAAGAGTTCATTAAATCAGAGATTCCTAGCGGTGAAATACCTGCTAGGGATTACTTCGCAGGAGCAGCCTTGTCAGGGTTACTTGCCTCTGGGAAGTATATGCGATCAGACGAGATCGTTAGTCAAGCATTCTGTTATTCCTGTCTGATGCTTGATCATAAAAAACAAAAAGATAAATCGTCTTAAACTAAACCCCCAGTTAATCCCTGGGGGTTTTCTTTTACCTGGTACTGGAGATATCTCCTGCAATTTCTACAATACCTAGTCGTCTTTCTAGTTCTTGCTTTGGACTATCAGAGTTCATCAAATAATCTTTAGCAGTTTTAAACTCACCTCTTGATATTTGTTCTGCTGCCCTATCGAAGTATTCTACGCCAAGCTCTTGTCTTTTTATTTCGTAGTTAAGCCTGATATATCCTTTAACTGATTTCTTATTATTTGCTAGACCATCTTCAAGTTTCTTTGTTGCATCTGTCCTAGCAAGACTTACTGACTCTTCTACAAATTTAAGCAATGCTTCTTTTTTTAAATCATTATCTTCAATTTGATCGTAAGTCTTACCATTTGCTAGGCCACCAAGACGTGTGTCTTTTCTCCAGTTATCAAATGTTTCATGGAGTGTCTGAGATAAGTTGTAGGTCATAAGGTAATGAACGGATGGGTTCCTAACTGCATAGGGTTTATAGACTTGGTATTCTTTCAATCCCATTCTATTAAATTCTCTCTCAATATCAGTCATAGGAGGTTCACTTGATACACCTGTTATCTGTTTGAGAAGTGGGTTCATAGCTCCAACTTTCATAGGATTAAGAATAGAATACATAGGTATATCAGTCTCTCCATTGAAAGACTGTGTGTACTGGATTGATTTAATGTCAGGTAACATTCTTGTCGCTTGTGCTACACCAGTGTGGAAGTTTGTTACCTCACCTGTAAGACTTACATCACCTGGATTATCAAAAGGATTTTGACCCATGACATCTCTGATGTAAGGATTACCTGCTGCATCATAGTCGTATTGTCCTACAAAGTCTCTTGATATTGTAGCAGGGTAGGTTAGGGTTGCCGCCAAATTACCTATAGCTTTCTGAAATCCTTCTGTAACCTGACCCTCTTTAGAACTATTGATTAACTCTTGTATGAAAGTAAAGTCTGCACTAAAGTCTCCAACACCACCTAAAACAGTTTCTAACTCCCCAGCACTTGGCATTGGTAATCCATTCTTCCATCTGTAAGCAAGGTCTCCTGCATACATGTGACCAATAATAAATCCAAGTGAGGACGATACGTCTGCTTGTCCTTTTATAGCAGTCTCAATAGACTTGTAGTCTACATCACCTTCCTTCTCTGCTGCAGCAGCATAACCTAACATAAGAAGACTTGCACCTGTCATCTGACGAACAACTCTATCCTCTGCAGTTTTAATTGGGTCAGATGCTGCAGGTGTCTTTGCAAGATAGTGACCCCACACAGGTGTGTAGTCTGACAACATCTCAAGATGGTTTGCAACATAACGAGGGAAAGGAATACCCAAGGCACCTGATACTAAGAAAGGTACTTTTCTATTTACGTTTACAGCAAACCTGGCAGTCTTTCCAAAAGCAGATTCATCTCCTACATAAGTCCTCTGCATAGTAAATCTGTTTGCATCATCGTATGCTTTACGTATTGTGTCCTGTCCAAGATCTTCTAACTTTTTACCACTTGCAATAAACTGACCTACAGTAATTCCTTGATCAGTTAGCTGTCTGTCTAGACTTGCAAAGAAAGCTGCTTGCTTAAATGTGGTATCAAGAGCAGTGTTGAATACATTAACTGCACGACCAGTCTTTGCTAACATAGAATTAGAAGCTGTGCCTAGCTCTAGTCTCATAGCATCGTTGAAAACTGCTGCATATGTTTGAGGCATCTCCTCTGCAAACATATCTTTCAGTAGACTTGCCTGTGCATTATTCCAGGTCATACCTCTGAGTGTAGCAGTCATTCTTTTAACTGTCTTACCAGGCTCAGGTATAAGGTCTCCCTCTTTTGCAGCCTTACCATACCTGACTAATCCTCTAAAGAACTCATCTGAAACATCAACACCCGCTAGAAGAACAGTAGATGCTGCGTTTCTTATTGTTGTTGCAGGTTGAGAAGTCATAAATGCTATACGAGCAGCATCAATCTCTCTCATAGGATCAACAATATACTTAAATGTTTTAGATCTTTGAGCAGAGTTTTTCACTACTTCAGCAGTAAGTTCAGTGACTACCTGATCATTAAATGTAGAGATACCACTTTGTGCAAGTGTTGTTAAGTCTACACTCAAACCATCAAATTCAGTTCTTCCTAGGTCAGATCCAGTAAGTCTACCTGCTGCTCTTGCAGCCTTAGATATAATACTTTGCTCTGCTAGAATTTTACCTGCGTTAGAAACTTCAGCTAAGTATAGTAAAGAGAATTGTTCTTGGGATAAGTTATACTTTTGTCTGATCTCATTCACTTTATCTACAATAGCTACATCACCACTACGAATTTTATTTGCTATTGCACTAGTGATCCTTTCCCCTTCGTTAATTTGAAGTTCTTCTACAATATCAATAGTTGCTGCAGTCAAAGACCTCATGGTATCCATAGATAGACCAGACTTAAACACTCCATCAAAATCAGGGTTAGACAGTTTATTAAGAATCTCGTTACCTGCTAACACCTTCTCAGGATCAAGAGGGTCTCTTACTTTAGCAGTCTTATCTCCTAACTTTGCAGCTAGAACTGACTCAACATCTGAAACTCTTTGTGCAGCATCTTGTTGTCTAGCAGGATTAGAAGATTTAAACCTAGCATTAGCAGCTTTCTTAGCCTCTACATTTGCACTGGCTCTCTTTGCTTCCTGCACAGCAGTCATTGCATCTTTACTTTTAGCAGTTTTACCAGAAAGAAATCCACCTGCTGAACCTAGAATACCTCCAAAGGCTGCAGATATTGCAGTATCTTTAGCTAAGTCTTGACCAGTGTATTCAAACTCAGGGACATCTTCAGTAAACTCGGAAGCTAATTCTCTTTGTTCCCCTAGTTGGTAAGACTGTCCTGCCCCTACAGCACCTTCAGTTACAGCACCACTGGCTGCACCCAAAGCTGCACTTCTTCCAACAACATTTTTTGACAGT